TGAGGATAACAAACTTACAGTGGATATGAAGGCGTACATCAACGCGAACATCCGACAAGGACAGGCGATACGAGATACGGCAAAGATGGCAGCTGGAGTAATCAAACACATCGAAACCAAGCATCTGAAAGCGATAGAGAAAGTCAAAACACAGACTACCAGAGACAAGAAAACCGCCAGTATGCAACTGCTCCTAGATACTCTAGAAGAACGCAAAGATCAAATAAAGATCATATTTGATGTCATGCGTGCTTTCCAGTTATGTAAAAACTACATCACACACAAACTGGAAAGGATCAAAGGAATGACAGATACCTTTGTCAAAACAGACTCAGGTTTCAAGGTTACAGCCCCAGAAGGTTTTGTTGCAATTTCTGGAGGTAAAGCGATCAAGTTGGTTGATCGTCTTGAGTTTTCCATGAACAATTTTAACGCAGTAAAAAGCTGGGACTAAATGGACAATCCACTATTAAACAGATTCGCTAGACAGAATAGACTGAATCCAAACGAGACCAATCATGACCCTTTGACTAGGTCACTCATTGATGCGGTCCAACAAGTATACACAAAGAAGGACGAAGATGAGACTGGAGCACCAGATCAAGAACGTAGTGAATGAGAAGTATACAGAAACGCCAGGTGAAAAAGGTGGTCATCAAGAACACCCTATCTCCAAGAAGACTTCTGACTACGAAGAAAAACACTTCCATGCCGCATCTGGAAAAGACGATAGAAATACGTTCATAACAGGTAAGAAACCTGAACATCCAGAGGACGTAGAGGACAAGGCTCATAAAGATGGGAAGTCCAACAAAGTCAAAGGTCAAGATGGGGGAGAAGGAAATATCAATGCCCAAGAAGAACAGGTAGAAGAAATGGCTAAACCTAAGTTCGACATGGGTAAGATGAAGAAACTGGCAAAGAAAGACGGATTTATTGCGATGGCGATGAAGAAGGATAAGCCAGAGGTTATTTTCAATACTTACATCGCTCAGAACAAAGCGATGATTCAACAATACAACGAGGAATCAGAAATGAATATCGATCTCAAAGCTGTTGAGAATCTTTCTGAGAAGAAAGGCGTTAAGCCTGAGGAAGAAACCTTTATGGGTAAAATCGCTCACGCTCATCAACAAGGCAAGGACAGTGTAGAAATTGGTGGTAAGACTTACCCAGTCAAAATGAAGAAGTCTACGGCCAAGGCTATCAAAAAGAATAAAGGTGAAGACGAACAGGTCAAAGAGAATATGACTTTCGAAGAGGCTGTTCGTGCAGCTCAGGAAAAAGGGGCAGTCAATGCTCAGAAATACTGGGAAGAAGCTGCGAAGACCAAACAAGAAGGTTGGGGTGGAAAAGGTGGAGTTCCTGGCAAGGGAACAGTTACCACTGTCCGCAAGAAGCCTCAAGGTGGAATGACAATGGGTGGGAAGTAATTTGTCCAAGTCATTCTTTCAACTCAGGGAAGATACAGGGAAGACGGCAGTATTTGCATTCGGCCGTCTAAACCCACCAACAACAGGTCACGAGCTTCTAGTCAAGACTATAGAGAAGTTGGCAAGGAAACACTCTGCTGACCCATTCCTATACTTGTCTCATTCTGAAAATCCAAAGAAAGACCCACTACCATATAATCTGAAAGTCGCTATCGCGAAAAAAGCTTTTGGAAAGCTCGTCCAGAAGGATGATGCTAGAACTGTGTTTGACGTTGCCTACGACTTACGCGACAAAGGATATACAAGATTGATTTTGGTAGCTGGGTCCGACAGGGTTCCTCAGTTCAAGGCACAATTCTCAAAGTACGTTGACCATCCTGACAAGACAAAGACAGTAGGGAAACACTTTGACGTTATCTCTGCAGGGGAACGAGATCCAGATGCAGAGGATGTGTCAGGTATGTCAGCCAGTAAGATGAGAGCACTCGCAACTTCCAACGAGTTTGGTGAGTTCAGACAAGGTGTCCCATCAAAACTAAGTGACGCTGATGCCAAGAAGATGTACATGGCCTTACGTAAGGCGATGAAGATCAGAGAAGACTGGAGTGAGTTTGATTGGGACGAATACTATCCTGAGAGAGAAGAACTTGTCGAGACAGTAGAAGTCGAGGAAAAATTTACCTATCAGAGATTGATGGAACAGAAGGAACAACCTACGTTTCTGATTCTTTGTGTCGTAAAACCAGAAGACTCTACACCACAAGAATACTGGTTGAAACACGAAAACGTGCACATTGTCTATGTTGATAAAGCATTTACCCATCTCGTAGAGGACACTAAGTTAGTAATACACAACTACGATGGTGAAAATAAATCATTGTCTGTAGACCCTACGAATACATTCGCAATTCCTTTGGGATCAGTATTGATGGACGAAGGAAGAATGGGCGTTGCTAAAGCGGTCGAACAGGCGGGTGTACCATTCATGAACTCGATGGAAGCGATGGAGGCGGCGAGAAACAAATTGTCGACTGCTCGTATCCTTCAGTCCAAGGATGTTGCTACACCTAGAACTGCAGTGATTCATTCTGGAATCACAGATGAGGTAGTTGAGACTCTGGGAGGAAAGTTCCCGATGATGCTCAAAACCATCACAGGTTCTAAGGGTAAAGGAGTGATGAAGATGGAAAGTCTATCGTCACTCAGAGGTGTCGTAGATGCTTTCTCAAAACAGACAGACGCACAACTGATAGCTCAAGAGTTCTTTGACCTGAAGTATGATGTCAGGGTCATTTGTCTTGAGGGTGAGGCTAGATTCGGACTCAAACGAAACATCGCGAAAGGTGACTTTCGTACCAACGTAGATTTGGGTGGAGACTTTGAGGCGTATAAACCTTCAGACGAAATGAAGAAACTGGCAGAAAAGGCCACACATGCTCTGGGTATGAGACTGTCAGGTGTCGACATTGCAGTCAACCGAAAAGGTGAACTGACTGTTCTTGAAGTCAATGGTTCGCCTGGTGTTTCGGCTAAATACTATGACATACAGAACAAGAATGACATCGATGGAAAACAACTCATCGAGACACTTTACGAGTTTTATTCAGACAAATCAAACTGGTCCAAACAGTCTGTTCCAATCGGAGTGATTGAACCAGTGGGATTTGCGTGGGGTGAGATGATGTGTAAGATGGACACAGGAAACTCTGGTTCAGCTACACTTGACGCACGTGATCTCAAAGTCACAAAAACCAAAGCTATTTTCAAAGTCGGTGACACTGGTAAAATGGCGACCTTTCCTATCAAGGACTATGAGGTTGTCATGGGTGCAGTAGGAACCGACAAAGAGAAACGACCAGTCGTTGAGATTCCAATGAACTTCAAAGGGAAGACATACAAAGTGAATTTCTCATTATCAGACAGGTCTCACATGGGTTACCCAGTTCTTATGGGAACTGAGTGGATGAAAGAAAATGGATTCATCGTAGACCCTAGAATCAGAAACGAAGAATATTTACCACAAGGAAACTATGTCCAAATACGCTGACCTAGCACACAAGATTGTTGACATGGTCCACGCCACTCACAAAGAAGAGGTTAGGAAGGCGAAGACCGAAGAGAAGACCAAGAAGGCCGAGGAAAAAGAAAAACTAAAAAATGAGGCCGAAAAGGAAGATGACGAAGAAAAAGAAGATGATGAGGAGAAAGAGGACGAGAATGGCGATCCTGTAGGAAAAGCTCCAGAGGGTGAAGAAGGGGATAAAGAAGAGGGTGACGATGAAGAAGAGGAACCCGAAGAAGAACCACCCGCAGAAGAAGGCGGAGAAGAAGCACCTGCAGAGGCACCACCCGAAGGAGGAGCACCACCTGAGGCTGAGGCTCCACCAACTACCGACTCTATGGGTCGACCAGTAACAGGAATGGGTAAGAAATCACCTATTACACCTAAAAAAGATTCACCAAAGGTAAAGATGTCAGGAAAGAAAGAGAAAGTCAAAGTCGAATCATTTGACGATGTCGATAAGTTGATTCGCGAAAGACAAGAGTATCTAAATGAAAGATACAGTTTTGATTGGGAGTCCGTAGACAAAGAGTTTGGTATTCGTGAAAAGATGATTGCCGAAGGAATGTGGGACGGAAACATTGCAGACAGTGCCGAGATTTACGGCAAGCCTGACATCTCCCAGTTACAAATTTACAGACTATTGGAACTCTACAAAGCTGCGGGGATGAACCTCGACCAGTCCTTGAGGACTATCGAGCATCTCTATGGAGTTCAAGTACAGACAGACTCAAACGGAAATCTGGACTTCAGCGATACAGACTATTCCAAAGGTGATACCTACGGAATGAACATGGGTCAGAACTTGGACTATTACAAGCCAGGTGTGATTCGTGAACAGTGAAATGTTTCGTGATATGATAATAAACCCTAGTCAAGGATAACTATGGCAGATCGTAAGATAACCGATTTAACGGAGATAAGTCTAACGTCAAGTGATGACATTCTTCATTTAATCGACTTTAACCCAAGTGCGAGAAATACCAAGATCACACTTGCTAACTTTTTTAACTACATTCCTTCAGACCTAACTCTGGGAAATTCCACGACTGGGCAGAACTTGACCCTGTATGGACAGAACCAACAAGGGAATGTATCGTGGAGTGCCGCTAACGACACTTTCACAATCAATGGTAACACCAACTTCACACGAAGTATCGAAATCGGTGACAATACCATTAACACTTCCTTGGTGATGAACCATTACGGAACATACAACCTGTACGGAGAAGCAAACCTTGCAAGTGCCAATGTTCTAGTAGGTAACTCCACCAACGGACAAAGTCTCAATGTCGAGAGTCCAACAGCGAAGATCAACTTTGACGGAACTTCAACTCTGTCAGTCAACGCTGATACCACTTTCTTACAAGGGAATGTACACTTTGGTGACATGACTTCAGGTCAGGACGTATTCGTCTGGGCCACAGGATCATCTGCACCTTCAGTACGTTTCGACAAAGCGACAGGAACACTGTCAGTCACAAAAGCCCAAACAGTCGCTAACTCGACTGGTGCACTCGTAGTTGACGGACCTACAATGTTGGGTAACGCTACTACTGGTTCTGATGTCAAGATCATGGGTAACGCAGCTGACAAGTTCGTATCATGGGATACACAGAACAGTATCTTCACTATCAACGCGTCCACACAGTCACACGGAGCGTTTATCCACGGAGACCTCGCGGCTCAACACGACGCGACTTTCCACTTTGCTTCTGGTAACGTAATCATGAAGGCGACTGACTCTAAGATGACAGTCAACGGAGGATTGAACGCTAACGGAGTTGTAGAAGTTGGACAGGAACAGGTTGGATTCAATACCACAATTCATGGTGTCGCCGCAGCTGGTGACAGTGGATTGGCGAATGGTATGATTCAGTGGATCGCTGGAACTAACAAAGCTAAGTTCGTTGTCAACTCCACTGACGGAGTTCACATTGACGGAGCATTGTCAGTCGGTGCAGACGGAGAAGCTTCCGACGCATACTTCTTCACAGGAGATGCAGGTGAGTCATTGAAGTGGGACGGAACAGCAAAGACATTGACTCTGAACTCAGCGTCAACTGACGGAGCACACTTCAACGCTAACGTATCGATGCACACTCCTGAAGAAGGAACTGGTGTATCAGCACGTAGAGCTGGATTCCACTACTATCGACCAAACGGAAACTCCAAAGTTCGTATCGAAACTTGTCCTTTCATTCTTGGACCAGGCTCGGTAGACACAGGAGTCGCTGCTTCTGGTGGTGAAGTAGATACCACATTCATTCTCTCAACTGAGGGAGCAAAACCTGACGGAACTGCAGTAGCAGGACTGGGTAACAACAATCAGGCTTACCTGTACGCGAAACAACTTTCTGGTCTCGCACAGTTATTCGTTATGAACAGTTCTGGGTCAACCCCAGGCGGTGCAACAGAAACACAGATTTCTCCTCACAACAGTAAAGGCGAATGGTGTTTCAACGAATACGATGCAGGTCTAAAGCGTCGAAGATACATCAATATGATTGAAGTCGTAAGAGCACTTGAAGAAGTCTCTGGACGTAAATTGATCCACGACACAGAGGGTGTAGACTCGAACTGGGCAGATCCTCAGTATTAAGTAAGTGGTTCGTTTTGAGAACCTGACGAATGAAAACTGGTTGTTGTATGCCTTTCAAAATTACATAATGAAAGAGCATACGACAACTAGAGAATTTCAACAGGATGTGAACAAGACGAAGTACATAAATAGACATTTCAATAACTACAGAAAGAAGGGAGAGTTAAAGTCCCGACTGTTATTGAACCACGTGATTATGTATTTCAATGTCTTCAGACTAGATGCAGCTCAGAGGTTATTGTTTTTCAAGATACCTCCAGACAACTGGTCACTATTGAAAATGTATCTTATTTTGGCAAATCGCTGTCCACGAAGTGTCAAGGGTATTAACGGACAAAACGTCAACGTGGGGAACATCCCACTTGAAGATAACGCAAAAGAAGTAGCAACAAGGGAACTGTATGGGACTGATGACGGGGGCTTTCAACGTAGCAACGGCATTCTTCTTTATCAAGAAGATGGCGACCCCTTTCGAGAAGACCCAGGCGTATAAGCTTGGGATCATCGATAAGAAGGGGAAGGTGCTCAAGAAGATGGGAGACCTTGAAACAGAACAGGAGAAAAAGGCATACACTCTCCTTGACAGGGTAATCTGGAACATCAAGAAACTGATGTCCTTCATACCAGGCGGTGGATCAATGTTAGCTGGAGTCGCCGCCGCTACTGCCCTTTTGATGAAAGAAGAAACAGAAAGACTGGATGACCAGAAGTATCTAAAGGAGTCATTCGATCACTATTCCAGTATAGACTACATGCCCGACTGGATGACTGAAGAAGTCATAAAGGCATTGTACGAAGCGGCGATTGACGATAAGACAAACGAGGCTCTTCTCAAAAAACTATCTGACCTCTGGGACAAGTCCAAGATGGACCCAGATGTTTTCCGTGACGAGCTTGAAAAGGCAGGTATGGATGACGCATACTTGAGTAAGAACAATCTCAAGGCATTCGTACACTCCCTTATCGGTGATGAACCTTTGGACGAAACTCCAACAAACGCAGTAGGAACTGGCATGATAAAAGGAACGGATCAGTTCCCACCATTTAAAAGGAAAAAAGACATGAAAACAGAAGCAGTTGACAACTCTTTAAATCTTCTGTTTGAGAGTGAAGAATATTCTCAAATGGCTTTTGACGAAGTTAATGATTTCTGTACCAACTTTGGATTAGATCCTGCAGAACTCACAGAAGAGGAATACATTCACCTCGTAGATTGTCTTGACACGTTTGCGAGAAACATGATCTCAGAGACATTGACTCTGACACAGACAACGATCATGACAGAAGATGACCATCACGAGAAAGACGCTAGTGGAGAACCAATACCTCACGATGACGCGGAAGGTGAAGAGGAAGTTGTAGAAGCCAAGAAAGGTAACTACGAACTCTACCACGACACAATGTCTGGGGCACTCCAACATGCACTTCAAGTCGCTCTGGACAAACACAAGTGGGAAGTCGATGCAGAAGACTGGTTCCAGAAAGTCAACATGGGACCGAAGAAACCATCTAAGGGTAAGACCAATTCCTACTCACTTTCAGGTTACGAATACCCATCTGGGAAACCAACTCGTAAGAGATTACACGCACAAGTCTATGCAATGGATAGCGGTAAGTATGAGTTGAATATGTATGTTGAGGACAGGACACAAGGACAGGAAAGATTGATCACTGAAGGAACATGGGCTCTTCCCGATTCACCCGAAGACATCTCAGCGATTCAAAAGATTTTCCAGAAACCTATTCCTGCTAAACAAGCCGCTTCACAACTCTACTCGTATACAGGGGATGATGGTCTGTTTGACGAAATCGATAGGATAGAAAAAGAAGATGGACCAAGAGCTGATGTCCGTCCTGCAGTCAAGAATTTCTTATCATCAAAGTTTGTCCAACAATACATGAAGAAAAAGAAACTCGATACACGTTGGGTCAAGAAACTGAAAGAAGAAGTCCTTGACGAAATGGCACCAATGAGTGCGTATGGTGGTGTCGGTAGTAACAGGACAGGACTTGACAGACAGAAAATCGAGTTGATGGTTAAGAAAACAAAGATCCCTGCAGAAGTATTCCAAAAGGGAGATGACATAGTTTTACGTCACAAGAAATACGGAGACATTTATTACAATCAAAAATCTGACCAGTTCACATTTCCAAGTAAGACGGCCAAACCTCTCATGAAGGTATGGAAGAAACACACAGGTGAAAACTGGAAAGACGCTGTGCTCGGTAACAGGGTTATCGGTGGTGGGGCGGTAAAAATGTTCAACCTTATGAAAGAGAGTGTAGAGGATACAGGTACACCTATCTTTGTTGTATCACCCGAAGTTTACGACCAATGTAAGTGGGGCCGTGAAAAATACCAACGCTGGAACAAGATAGTCGGTGAAGGTAAGGGTGAGAGTAAAATCATAGAATACGGAAAGAAATTTCCAGACAGACCAATTATAGTGAAAAATTCGAAGACCGAAGCAATGCAGTATTTGAGATTCGGTCAAATGAAGTCAAACTTGAAAGAACATTATTATGAGTACATTGGACTGGAACAAACCGCTGAATAATAATGTTGGAGAGGATGATATGGCTGAAGCTGAAATACAAACTGCTGCTACTAACCCGCATACACAGTTAGACGAGATAGCAGACGCTATTGATAGGGGTGTTCCCCCAGATTTAATTGTACACGAGGCCGAACTGGAAGAGTCACGTAGACGAAGACAATTTGTCGCTAGGTTTACACTGTCATTGACCCAGATCGGTATTTTTATAATGATAATCACGATACTATTTTTCTTCCAGATCACAGATGCATTTCGTGACCTGTTAAATATACTGGTCGGTGGATTTCTCGCCACCTTTACCAAAATAAGTGATTACTGGTTCAAAGCTGACACAGGAGATGAAGGTAAAAAATGAGAACATATTCAACGCTAAAAGAACTTGAGGAAAACTCAAGCGAACTACCAGAGGGAATAGCTAATCATCCCATGTTGACTCCGATGTCAAAACTGGTGAAAGAATCTCCTGTCAATGACAAGAAGGTTCACGACGCAGGACATCGCGACGAAAAACTGCTAAAAAAGCACGATGAGGAGGGTGGGAAGTCCTCTGTAGAAAAAGACGCCTATCCACAAGATACCTCAGTGCCACCAGAGGCAAAAGACCTGAAGAACGTCAAAGTCAGTAAGAAGACCATACGGGCTGACGAAAGATCGATGGACCAGAAGGAAGCTCAGGAAAAGGCGACAGTCAATTACGAAGAACTCCAACTTGAGAACTATCGTGTACTGGCCCGTAAGGGTATGGGTACGGAGTCTAAGAAGGATGCAAGAGTAGGTCTTGAACTCGACTTCTATGAGCCAAAACGTGGTGACAAACGTAGCGGTAAGATTACCAAAATGACTAGAGATGGGTATGAAGTTCAGGACGAGAAAGACAAGAAGAAATACAAGTTCAAGTTTTTCGATCCCAAGAACTACAAGAAACTCATGCAACAAGAAGTAGAAATCGTAGAAGCGAAGGAGACAGATGGTTACTATGTCAAGTACGCTACTGCAAAGAGAGGTCCGATAAGCCAAGTCTACTTCAGTACGAAGGAACAGGCAGAAGGGTTCCTTCAACGTATTAACAAAATGGGGGCACGTGGGATCATCTCCGACAAGCCCACCAAAGGTGCGATCCCTATGGGACATAGTCAAGTTCGTCGCCAACAAGAGGTTGAGGTGGTTGAGGAAAACGCGGACATGGAAGAAGGTGCGTGGGATTCTGTCGATTGGAAAGCGATCTCAGACTTAGCCAGATCAAACCCGAAGAAGTTCAAAAAGAAAAACGACTGGGTAGACTGGTTGAATACCAACGTAGCGAAGGACAACCCAGCCGCAGCGAAGAAGGCGGTACGAGCATGGGAGTCAATGGAACTACCAGAGATACTGGACTTCATTGAGGAACAGTGCAAATGTCAGGAACTATCGGTAAAGGTAGACGGACGTACCAAACAGTTCAAAGAAACAAGAAAACGTATTGAGTCGCGACTTGCAAGATTAAAAGAAAGACTCAGACAGGCTACAAAGGAATCATTCAAGAAATGAGAACCTACTATCTACTCTCACTAAGAGAGCGTGAACGAAAAAAACTATTGGGTGTATTAAACGAAAAGTTATCTGCTGACGCGACACAAAAAGACTATATCGATGATTTTTTAGATTCAGATGCTCCGCAGTTTAAGGGAAAGTCAAAGAAGAAAATCATAGGTATGGCCGTCGCGGCATACAGAGGACGGAAGAATGGCTGATGAAAAACTCGTGCCAGGTGAAGAAGTGAGGAACGCGATAGTAGACGTAGAAGTCGTGAAGGTCAAGGTCGACCACATCGCATCTTCATTTGACAAACACGTATCTCAAAATATAGCTGACTTCAAAGAAGTTCATTCCCGATTGTCCAAACTCAGAGATGAGATAAACGAGGACATTGAGAATACTTGGAAAGAGGTCGACAGACTAAATCGGTGGAAGTGGATGTTTACAGGCATCCTACTGACACTCACGTTTGCGATGACACTCATGCAGACGTACGCATCATTTTTCGGAGCAATCAAATGAAAACATTTTTAGAATACACCAGAGACCAGCAAGAAGAGGGTATCGGTGATACACTAAAGAAGGGTGTAAAATCCGTCGCTAAAGCGGGCGGTAACCTCATGAAGAAGGTAAAGGGTGATGGTAAGAAAGACAAAGGTCCAGGCTTGATGGACAAAATCAAGTCAGGAGCGAAGAAAGTCGTTCAGGCTGTAGGTCGTGAATTTCAAAAAGGAAAAGACGCCGCTAAAGCAGAACGACCACCTAAAGACAAAAAGGCAAAACAACAAGCCAAGGTAGACAAGGGTAAAGCGATGGGTATCTCAGAACTGGAACCTACAAAGAATGACGTAGACCAGACTGGTGATGCTTTCGAAAAGAAAGAGAAGGACGCAAAGATCAAAAAGAAGGAAGATGAAAGAGAAGAGGAACAGCGTAAATTAGAAGCTGGATATGCTCCTCTCCCAGTAGACCAGCGGTAACTTGACAAACACAAATTCTGTGTTATAATGTTTCTATTTTATGCTTTTCATTGATGTCGAGTACGCCAGACGCCTAGGTGTACAACTCCGAAATTTCAAGGACAAGGGAAGGAACCTTTTCAACTTCTCTTGTCCACTCTGTGGCGATTCCAAAAAGAATAAAAGAAAGGCACGAGCCTACTTCTACGAGAAGAAAGGTGGTCTGTTTTTCAAGTGTCATAATTGTGGTCGAGGAACCACACTCTCCAAACTAATCTCCCAAGTAGATTCTGCATTAGGTGAAGAATACAAAGTCGAAAAATTCAGACAAGGGTCTCACAATAACAACCCAGTGGAGAAACCCGCTGAGTCGGTCCAGCAGGCTGAACTGGCTAAGAAGGTGGAAGACAACTATATCGGTCTCAAGTCAGTCCACTCTCTCACCAACGATCACATAGCCTGGAACTTTTGTGAGAAGAGACTCCTACCCTATCCACCAAGGAAAGACTTGTACTTTGCTCCAAGGTTCAAGACATGGGTCCAGACCAAGTCAGACAACCCGCGGTATGCAGAACTTCAGGATGACGCCAGACTGGTGATCCCATTCTATGATGCGAATGGTAGACTGATTGCCTGTCAGGGACGGAGTCTGATGAAATCTACTATTCGGTATTTGACAGTCAAGTTTGTAGAGGACGCACCAAAGGTATACGGGCTAGATCGGTGGGAACCACAACGTAGAACCTACGTAGTGGAAGGTCCATTGGACAGTCTATTCATCGACAACTGTCTAGCGGTAGCTGGTGCAGACCTTACGGAATTCAGTTTACTAAATAAGAAACTTACCACATTAGTGTTCGATAATGAACCTCGTAATCAAATCACTGTCAAGAAAATATCCTCAGCAATTGACAGAGGTTATGCGGTATTCATTCCCCCAGAACATTTCTCAGGTAAAGACATCAACGAAGCTATATTGAATGGACATCGAGGTATTCAAAGTATCATCGATGGAAACACTTTTGAAGGGGCTATTGCCTCGCTAAAACTATCGCAATGGAAGAAGTGAAAATACACGACCACGGCTTTGTCCGTCTGGTCGATCATATGGGAACCGATGAGTCCATAGAGAATGCGGCTCGTATCTCTTATGGTGACGGCACGCGAAAGAAGTCCGAAACTGAGGGACTTCTCCGATACCTTATGCGTCACCGACATACATCTCCATTTGAGATGTGTGAAGTTGTCTTTCATCTCAAGTTACCTATTTTCGTGATGAGACAACTTGTACGACACAGGACGGCATCGTTGAATGAATATAGCGGTCGGTACTCAGTAATGAGCGATGACTTCTATGTTCCAAGTAGAGAATATCTTAGAAAGCAATCAGCAACGAACAAACAAGGTAGGTCAGATGAGTTGGCAGACAAGGGTGGGTTACTACAATACGAATACAATCGTTCCCACGATGGAAGTCATACCGCATACCAAAACCTACTAAGAGAAGATGTGTCAAGGGAAATTGCACGGGCCGTGCTCCCTGTATCAAATTATACTGAAGTTGTATGGAAGAGTGATTTACATAACTTTTTTCACATGGTCAAGTTACGTAGTGACGCACATGCACAACAAGAAATAAGAGACTACTCAGATGCCATGTATGAAATGGTAAAACCTCTCTTTCCGATTTCCTGTAAAGCTTTCGAAGATTATGTTCTCAATAGTGTGAGTTTTTCGCAAGAGGAATTGCGAATAATCAAAGACCAATTGGATGGATCTTGGACTATGGACAACTATAGTCTAAGTAAACGAGAACGAACAGAATTTTTGGAGAAGCTAAAATGACGGACGCTATGACTGCACTAGCACATAAGGAATTTGAAGAACGAAACCAACCACAACGAATAAGGGAGTTACCAACATTTTATCAGCAGTTTATACACAAGAGTCGATACGCCAGATGGAACTATGACCTACAACGTAGAGAAGAGTGGGGCGAAACTGTACAGAGATACATCGACTTTTTCGATGGTCATTTGAAAAAGAATTTTGATTATAGTCTGAGTGAGTCAGAACTGAAAGAGTTGAGAACCAGTATCGGCGAACTCAAGGTGATGCCTTCTATGCGTTGTCTGATGACAGCGGGAGAAGCATTAGAGAAAGAAAACGTAGCAGGGTATAACTGTTCATTTGTCGCAGTTGATACACCAAGAGCGTTTGACGAGATTCTGTATGTACTGATGAACGGAACAGGTGTGGGTTTTTCAGTAGAGACAAAATACACAAATAAATTGCCTGTCATCCACGAGGAGTTTCATCCTACTGATACAACCATCGTGGTCGCTGATTCCAAACTGGGATGGGCGAAGGCATTGAAACAACTGATTGCTTTGTTATACAACGGAGAAGTTCCAAGTTGGGATGTCTCCAAGGTACGACCTGCTGGTGCACCACTCAAGACATTCGGTGGCCGAGCTAGTGGACCCGAACCTTTAGTAAATTTGTTCAACTTCTGCACGACCAAGTTCAAGTCCGCTGCAGGTAGAAAGTTGACATCCCTAGAGTGTCACGACATCGTATGTAAAATAGCCGAGATTGTGGTTGTTGGGGGAGTAAGACGTTCCGCGTTGATTTCTCTATCCGACCTCAATGATAGGGACATGCGATACGCGAAATCGGGAAACTGGTGGGAGAGCGAAGGTCAACGGGCTTTGTCAAATAACTCAGTCAACTATCAAGAGAAACCTGGCATGGGTTCCTTCATGAAAGAGTGGTTGAGTCTTTATGATTCCAAGTCTGGTGAGAGGGGAATCTTCAGTTCTTACGCCTCAAAGAAATCAATAGAAAGGTTAAATGACAGACACAGAATTCGAATGGATAGACTCGGACTACTTGGAAATGACGGAAGTGGACGAGGAGACAATAGCGGAGGAGATGGAACTGGAGGAGTTGGAGATGATAGCGGAGGAGATGTTCGAAGGCGCTCGCCGAGAGATGACTTTGGCACAAATCCGTGCAGTGAGATCATTCTTCGCTCAAGGGAATTCTGCAACCTTTCTGAAGTCGTTATCAGAAGGACAGACACTCTTAAATCTCTCAAAGCAAAAGTCCGTACTGCGACAATCATTGGAACACTACAGTCCACTCTTACCAACTTCAAATACCTGACGAAGGAGTGGGAGAATAACTGTAAAGAAGAGAGACTTCTTGGTGTGTCGATGACAGGTATCATGGACAACCCAGTGACCAATGGTTCAGAGGGAAAAGAGAAGCTCTCTAAATGGTTACAACAATTAAGGGAGGTCGCAGTTGAGACAAACGAAGAATGGTCAGACAAACTTGGAATCGAAAGATCCGCAGCAATCACGTGCGTTAAACCTTCTGGTACAGTTAGCCAGTTGGTCGATTCTGCCAGTGGTATACATGCTCGCCATAACCCATATTATATTCGGACTGTTCGTGCAGACAACAAAGACCCACTCTGTCAGTTCATGAAAGACATGGACTTTCCACACGAACCAGACTTCATGAAACCAGATCACACAACTGTATTTTCGTTTCCTATGAAATCCCCTGACGATGCAGTAATGAGATACGATAGGGACGCCATCGAACAGATGGAATTGTGGAAGACGTATCTGGAAGACTGGTGTGAACACAAACCTTCTATCACAGTATCAGTCAAGGAAAATGAATGGATGCAGGTAGGTTCTTGGGTATACGACAACATGGATGATATCTCAGGTATCTCCTTCTTGCCGTTCTCAGACCACGTGTATGCTCAGGCTCCTTACCAAGATTGTGATGAGGAAACTTATAATGAACTTCTAGCTAGAATGCCTAAGAACGTAAATTGGGAAGAAGTTTCCAAGTACGAAGCACAAGATTACACTGCAGGAGCACAAGAATTAGCGTGTGCTGCTGATGGTGGGTGTGAGGTAGTTGATATCTAGAAATAATTGATTTACTAAATACTTTGAGGAATTTTATGGCTAATACACAAGATATGCTTAAAGCGTTGAATGATGACGATGTTAATGGTTTCAAGGATCAAATAGAGGCTGATCTTCAAGACCGAATTCGTCAACATATCGACCTGAAAAAAATAGAGATTGCAAAAAATCTTGTAACTGGGGAAACAGAGGAAAACTGAGAAGGAAATGGGTAATCTGACTTTTTCAGAATTAATGGAAGGTCCAGTCCCAGGCTTTCGTATGACTGGCGGCGGAAGAGGAAAAACTCCTAAGAGAGTGAAGTTCTTCTTCTGCGGTCCAGGCCGAAAACGAAAATCGATGGGACCAGGCAAACCACCAAAATGTCTTCCGAAGGGTATGCCGACCAAAACTGGGGCGGCGAAGATCAAGGACATGATGGGTAGGAAAAAGGCACAGAAAACTAAGAGAGCGTTGGGACCAGCTTATAAAAAGAGGGTCGCGTTTAAAGCATCAGTCGCTCACAAGTTCCGTAAAAAGTTTGGCATCAGAAATGTTGGAAAGTCAGCATGAAACTAATCAAAGAATTTAACGAAAACCTTATCTGTGAGAGCGTCGTTTCCGAAGAAGGTAAGACGAAGGACTATTTCATAGAGGGAGTTTTTCTGCAGGGAGACATTAAGAATCGTAATGGTCGAGTCTACCCGAAGCCCGTACTCCAGAAGGAAGTGAAACGCTACACGAAGGAGTACGTGAATAGTAATAGAGCTTTTGGTGAGTTGGGTCATCCCGATTCTCCTACAGTAAACCTAGATCGTGCTTCCCACATGATCAAAGAACTCAACGAAGATGGTTCCAATTATATTGGTAGGGCTAAAATTATGAGTACACCAATGGGAGAAATCGTGAAGAACCTTATCGATGAGGGAGCCAAACTTGGTGTGAGTTCTAGAGGTATGGGCTCGTTGAAACCCAATAGTAGTGGAGTCAATGAAGTCCAAAAAGATTTCATGTTAGCCACCGCTGCCGACATTGTAGCAGATCCATCTGCCCCTGACGCTTTCGTAGAAGGTATCATGGAAGGAGTGGAATGGATTTGGGATAATGGTCTCTTGAAGAGGGTTGACCTAGAATACGCAAGGGATCAAATAAACTCTGTTGCCGCCACGAAATCTAGTGTGCTCGCAGAAGAGAGACAGAAGGCTTGGTTATCCAAGTTTGACATCTTCGCTTCTAGTTTGCGGTAACCCTAAATAGATAACAGGACACTTTCATACTAAGGATTCTAATGACAGAACAAGAAATGTTAGAACAAATTCTTGAGGAAGAAGGAACGAAAGTGCAGACGCCTGGTCAATCGGGGAAAGCCGAAGACATGGGCGGGGAAGACGGAGAGTCCAAAGCACTGAAGATGAAAACTTCAGGTAAAGGCGCCGCTAAAGCTAAGAAAGCATCTGCAGATCCTTCCGCTACCAAGATCAAAGAACCATCTGACTCTAGTGAGATGATGTACCAAGACGAAGTCGAAAAAGTCGAAGAAGGCGAAATGCCTCCCGCACTTGCCAAAGCAATGGACAAGAAGAAGGGTGACGATGAAGACGAAGAACAAGAAGAGGTACAACCCAACCCACGCACTAAGCTGGGAATGCTCAAGCAGGTCCAAGACCGCTTAGGGTCAATGAAAAAGACAGAGGTTGAAGAAGTCCTCAAAGGAATGAAAACCAAAGAGGCAGAAGAACAAGCAGTAGCCGAGGCAAAGAAAGCCGAGGAAGAAGAACCAGAAGAAGAAGAGGAAGTACAAGCTAAACCAGCAGCGACAAAAGTCGAGAAGCTGAAGGCAGAAGACCTGAATCTTGACCTGAGTTCACAAACACAAGAATTGTTTGAAGGACAAGAACTTGATGAGGAGTTCAAACAACGAGCTTCAGTTATTTTCGAAACTGTAGTCAGTAAAGCAATTCTGGAACAAGTCAACGACAGACTTGAGACTTTGGAAGAGGTCGCCGCTGTAGAAATCGCAGAGGGGATCGCAGAGGCCGAAGTCAAGATGGCTGAGAAAATCGATGACTATTTGACCTACGTTGCAGAAGAATTCTGTAAAGAGAACGAGTTAGCGATTGAGAGAGGTATTCGTGCCGAACTCGCCGAGAACTTTATTTCTGGTCTCAAGTCCCTTTTCGAAAAACATTACGTAGATGTGCCCGAAGAGAAGGTAGACATTGTAGAACAGTTGTTCAATAAGGTCGAATCTCTAGAAGAGAAGCTCAATGTTGAAATGCAAACAAACATTGAAGCTCTCAAAGAAATGAAGAACTTCAAAAAAGTTGAAGCGATCGCCGAAGCTTGTGAAGGACTCACTTCTGTAGAAACAGACAAAATGTGCGAACTGGCAGAAGCCGTTCAGTACGAAGATCACAAAGAGTTCGTTAGCAAACTAAACACTCTCCGTGAATCATATTTCAATACACGAGAAACTTCTGGGATTGAGGAGACTCGACAGACGTTGACCGAAGCAGTCACAAATACTGAAGAGGAAAATGCAGATGTCGATCCTACAATGGACAGATACACTCAAGCTATCCGCCGAGTTCAACGGATAGTAACTTAACCAAGACAGGAGCAACTATGTATCTTTCGGAACAACTCCAAAAGAAGTGGGGTCCAGTCTTAGAGCATCAAGATTTGCCTGAGATTAAAGATCCTTATAAGAAAGCTGTTACAGCTATTCTTTTGGAAAACCAAGAGAACGCATTACGAGAACAGTTTGTCTCGGAACATTCCATGTTTCTGTCAGAGGCCGCACCTACAAACGCTATGAGCGGTGCTAATGGATTAGGTGGTTTTACTGGTGCTTCAGTGGGAACTGGAGACCAGGCCATCCAATTCGTTGACCCAGTGCTTATCAGTTTGGTCAGACGGGCAATGCCTAATCTGATCGCTTATGACATTTGTGGTGTTCAGCCAATGACTGGACCAACTGGTTTGATTTTCGCAATGCGTGCACGTTACGACAACCAAAGTGGAAGTGAAACATTCTACAACGAACCTAATACTTTCCATTCTGGTCAAAACACATCTGATGGATCAGCCATCACCTCATCCCAGTCCGCTATTCTTGGACAAGGATCTGGATCACCACTCGACCTGGCCCTCAGTGGACAAGGTGGAGGTGCTTCCGTACTAGAAGGTGAATCTGCAGGTGACGGATCAGCTAGAGCTAACGCTTCTACTGGTCTTGGAACACAGGCTGGTCAAATCGCCGAGATGGCGTTCAGTATCGAGAGAATGTCCGTAGAGGCAAAGACTCGAGCACTGAAAGGTGAGTATTCAATGGAATTGGCACAAGACCTCCGTGCAGTACACGGACTCGACGCTGAGACCGAACTCGCTAACATTCTTTCGACTGAGATCCTTGCTGAAATCAACAGGGAAATTGTTCGAACTGTATACACCATCGCCAAGCAAGGTGGAGCTAATAACACCGCTGCTGGAACACTCGACCTGTCCGCAGGATCAAGTGACCACGATGGACGATGGTCCGTAGAACGCTTCAAGTCCCTCATGTTCCAAATGGAAATTGAGGCCAACGAAGTCGCAAAAGGAACACGACGCGGTAAGGGTAACATTATCATCACATCAGCAGATGTTGCGTCAGCCCTTCAAATGGCGGGTGTTCTTGATTACGGAACAATCCTCAACGGAATGAATAGCCTGAATGTCGATGACACAGGTAACACATTCGCTGGTGTCCTCAACGGACGTTTCAAAGTATACGTTGATCCATACGCAGGAAACTTCACCGCTGGATCTGACAACGGAATGCATTATTTCGTAGTTGGTTACAAAGGGTCAAGTGCCTACGACGCTGGACTGTTCTACTGTCCATACGTCCCACTGCAGATGGTTCGTGCTATCGGTGAAAACACATTCCAGCCTAAGATTGGTTTCAAGACACGTTACGGCGTAGTCGAGAATCCTTTCAGTCAAGGTCTGACTGCTGGAGCTGGTGTCGTAACTGCTAACAGTAACGAATACTACAGAGGTGTCGCAGTCAAAGGACTGTTAGGATAATCTAATTTAAATTAGAGGCATTCACAGGGGAGGGGCAGTGCCTCTCCCCTTTTTTTGTTTTTATTGAACTGTACAGCATGATGAATGGGAAACATGGCGATGAAAGACTTATACGCCGACTCGGCAAATGCTTATCAAAAGTTTCAACAATCTGGGTTGTACTTATTCTTATTACCCTGTGTTCTGGTTGTTCTAACTTTTACGATTGCACTTACTCCGTTTCGGATAATAGACATAGATGCAAATCGTGCGATGCACGGACTGGATGTGGAAGCTACTGCACCAGTTTCAGTTCCTTCTTTGACTCCCCCTACAGATGGCATCCAAAAGGAAAGTTCAGAGGATGTGGTAGTTGGGGTTGGTATTTCGGAGACTAATGACGATCAAGACCAGTCCAGCAACGACAACTGATAATCACAACTTTCTACAGAATGTATCATTTGAGTTTGGAATAGGTCGATTCCCCAATATGAATTTTTTCGTCCAGTCTGTCACGATGCCAGGTATTGATCTGGGTCAGTCACAGATAGCTACTGGAACAGTCCCATACAAATATTACTCAGAAATTATTGACTTCCAACCACTGACACTGTCCTTCGCAATAGACGAAGACATGGCCAACTACATAGAAATATGGTCTTGGATGACAACTGTCGCTGGTGTATGTCGTGAACCTCAGAAGGTGGAAGACCCTATCACAGGAAAGACCACTTCTGATATGATTCTAATCATCCATACGTCACACAGAAACTCAAACATCAAGTGTGTGTTTCGTGACGCATTTCCTACATCACTTGACCCTGTGACTTTTGACTACAGGTCAGCGACCATTGACTACCAAGTCGCAACTTGTACCTTCGCATACAATCACTATTCAATCGATCCAATAAACAAATCTTGAACTACCTAGACATTTGGGAAAGAGACTCACGGATTTCTGATGACCTAACATTGGAGTCTTTGAAAATCCCACAACTCCATTCAAAATGGATGAAGTATCTCTATGCAGAGAAAAATGAACTGGTCATCATCCAACGAGCGTACTACAAAATGAAACGACTCCGTTGGGAATACTATAATGGAACCATCGACCACAACGTACTAGATAAGATGGGATGGGAGCCATTCCTACAGAAAATATTGAAACCAGACCTACCTATGTGGCTGGACTCCGATAAAGAACTTGGGGAACTCAAAGACCAGAGGACCAGAAAGGAGCAAACAATATCTTTACTTGAACAAATCATCAAACAAATAACCGAAAGACAATGGACTATTAAGAATGCCATAGAATGGCGTAAATTCGAAATGGGAGCATGATGAAAGTCTCAAAAAAGGCGAAACTTCTTAAAAAGGTAAAAATGTTAGAGTTCAATAACCCTATCATAACGACCCTCATAGGATTGGTCGTATTTTATATTGGTCTTAAAATGTTTTCAGGTGGAATGAAATCGATGGGTAACATTGACCACCTACAATGGTTCTTAGGAAATCCTATCTATATGTTTTTTGGTGGGATTGTTATGACACTCCTGTGGCAGTCAAGTTCTCTGTCCACAACAGCGATCATAGGTTTGGTTGCTGGTGGAGCTTTACCCCTTCCCGCTGCGATAGGTGCAGTTCTAGGGGCGAACATAGGTACTACAGGTACAATATGGTTAGCGGGCATTCTGGTGAGTGATGGAATGCCGACAGGTATTACGAAACAAATTGCTATGGTTCATACTGGAGTAAATCTTTTGATGGCTGTTATGTTATTACCATTCGCACATCAAATAGCGAAATTTGTCTCCAGATTCTAAATAGTTAAACATTAACTTGAATGAATGAAAGGAAAACATGAGCAGAAGTGAAATCAAAGACTGGATTGTAATGTCTTTATCGTTTGGAACGATACTATTACTATTCGTCATTACACTAGGTGACTTTTATGTCGCAATGGAAAACAGTAGAGAGATAAGTAAAGATGTTATCAACCTACT